TCACAACAATCCTTTCACCAACAAACGGCGAACGGCTCTAACATTGCATTTACTATTACTACATTTTCTGAAGATGAAATAAAAGTATATGTTGATGGAGTGGAGAGTACAAACGGAGGCTCTAGTCAGAACGACTACACAATACCTAACTATACTACTTCTGGTGGTACAGTAACATGGAATACATCTGGTAGTCTTACAGCCCCAGCTAGTCCTAGTGTCGTTCGTGTTATACGTCAGACGGACGTAATGAACAATGGTAATACTGCTGTAGAAGGTAAAGCTACATTTCAAGCTGGATCTTCTGTTAAAGCAGGCGACCTAAATGATAATACAAAACAAGCTCTTCGTGCAATCAAAGAGCAGCAAGATCAAAAGATACAAAGTTATGATATAGAACCAAATGCCATACTTACAGCTGCTATAAAAGATGATGCTGTAACAATGGACAAGATAGCTGATGGCTCATTGCCAACAGGTGTTACAGTTGCAAGTGCAAACATTGTCGACGGCACTATAGTTAATGCTGATATAAATGCGTCAGCTGCTATAGCTGGTACTAAAATATCACCAAACTTTGGATCGCAAGTTATATCTACAACTGGTAATATTAGTGTAGGTGGTACTGTAGATGGCAGAGATATAGCTAATGACGGTACAAAACTTGACAGCATAGAAACTGGTGCTACAGCAGATCAGACTAACGCAGAAATTAAGACTGCGTACGAAGCTAACGCTGACACCAATGCCTTTCAAGATGCTGAAAAAACAAAGCTAGCTGGTATAGAGTCAGGAGCAACAGCAGACCAAACGGCAGCAGAAATAAGAGCAGCAGTCGAAGCAGCATCAGACAGTAACGTATTTACTGACGCTGACCATAGCAAACTAAATGCTATAGAAGCTGGAGCTACAGCCGATCAGACTAATGCAGAGATTAAAACTGCATACGAGGCTAACGCTGATACTAATGCTTTTCAAGACGCTGAGAAAACTAAACTAGCTGGAATAGAAACAGCAGCTACAGCAGATCAAACAGACGCTGAAATAAAAACTGCTTATGAAAATAACTCTAATACTAATGCTTTTACAGATGCTGAAAAGACTAAGTTATCAGGTATTGAGACAGCAGCTACAGCAGACCAAACTAATGCAGAGATCAAGACTGCATATGAAGCAAATGCTAACACCAATGAGTTTAGTGATGCAGAACAAACTAAGCTAGCTAATATAGAAACAGCAGCGACAGCTGACCAGACTGCTAGTGAGATAAAAACATTACTACAATCTGACAAGCTAACTTTGTCTGAGATCAATACTACATCTACAGATAGCAGATACTTTACAGAAACTGAGCTAACAAATGGTGCACTAGATGGCAGATACTACACAGAGACAGAAGCTGAGGCTAGGTTCCTTAGACAAGACTCTAGTGAAACTATTGCTAGTGGACAAACTTGGTCTAACTCAGACGCATTTGTAGCTACCACAGCTGCAATCAATGCTCGTATTGTTGACCTTATTGATGACGTTGGTGGTTTTACAGCTATAACTAGCGAACAGCATTTTCCTAACACAAACCCCCAAGGTACTGCGGGTCAAGCAGCTATACTTAGTATACAAGCTGCAAGCACTACTCTAACTCCAAGCGGTACAACAGTTACAATATCTAATGGTAACTTAGCTAACAATGCTAATATTACTATAACTGGTGTGCCATCTGCTATACCTACAGGCTTTGGTTTTCTAGTAGAATCAACCAGTACTTTACACACTTACACCTTTCATAGACTTGTACCCAAGGCTACAGAGGTTACAACAGTTGCAAACAATATAACTAATATCGTTAATGCTGGTGCAAACGTAGTTGATATAAATAACTTTGCAGACATATATCAAATATCTGGTAGTGCTCCTACACAAAGAGCTGATGGTACGAGTTTACAAGAAGGTGATTTATGGTTTGATAGTTCTAACGACAACTTACTTGTATATACAGGTAGTGCATTTTCTATTATCACACCATCTCAGTCAGTTCTTGATGACGTAGCTATTGTATCTGGTGCTATAACATACAGCGAAGATTTAGGTCTTATCACATCGTCTGTGTCTACAGGTAGCTCTAACGGCTCACTTGACATAGTTGCAGACGTACTAGAAGATGAGATAACATTTACTGTTACAGTTATAAACTCTGGTGGTAATAAATATGTTATAGATGGTGATACATCAAACCCTGCTAAGGCTCTTACATTATATAAAGGTTGGACATATACTTTTGACCAAAGCGATAGTAGCAATGCTAACCATCCTTTAGTATTTAAAACAGACTCAGGTTCTTATACTACAAACGTAACAGTTACAGGTACAGCTGGTCAAGCTGGTGCAAAGGTACAAATTGTAATACCAGAAACACAGCCTACAGGTAATTTTAGATATTACTGTAGCGTACATGGTAATGCTATGGGTAATCTTATAACTGTTAAAGACGACCCACTTAAAACAGTATCTGATAATGTAACTAATATAGTTGCAGTAGCTAATAACTCATCTAATATTAACTCGGTACATAGCAATGCAACCAACATTAACGCCGTACAAGCTAACGCTTCTAATATTAATGCTGCTGTTAGCAACGCATCAAATATTAATAGTGCTGTTTCCAACGCTACGAATATCAATACAGTAGCTAATTCTATATCGAATGTAAACTCAGTAGGATCAAATATATCCAACGTTAATAGTGTACATAGTAATGCAAGTAACATAAACAGTGCAGTATCTAACGCTACTAACATAAACTCTGTAGCTGGTTCTATATCTAACGTAAACACAGTTGCAAGTAATATAAGTAATGTAAACAGCTTTGCTGGTACATATCAAATTGCAAGCTCTAACCCATCAACTGATGGTGCTGGTAATACACTAGCTGCTGGAGACTTGTATTTTAATACAGGGTCTAATGAACTTAGAGTTTATAATGGTTCATCTTGGCAAGGTGGTGTTACTGCAACAGGAAACCTAGCTGGTTTAGGAGCAAACACTTTTTCTGGTAATATTTCATTTACTGGTAGTCAAACTGTTGACGGAAGAGATGTTTCTGTAGATGGTTCAAAACTAGATGGTATAGAAGCTGGAGCTACAGGCGACCAAACAGCAAGTGAGATCGTGTCCTTAATATCTGGACAGACTATTGCACCTAATGTAATTACAACAACTAACTTAACTCTAGACTTCGGGTCAATCGCATAATGGCAAAATTATTAAAATTAAGACGAGGAACAACCTCGCAACATAGTAGCTTTACTGGAGCCGAGGGTGAAGTTACTGTAGATACAGACAAGGAAACGATTGTCGTACATGACGGCTCAACAGCTGGTGGTCATCCAGTAGCAGCAGAAGACATGGCTAACGTGTCTTCCGCATCTATTGCTGGTAGATTAGCCAACGACTCTATTGCACCATCTAAGATTGCTGGTGGTACTCTACCTTCAGACGTGACCGTAGCTAGTGCAAACCTAGTTGACGGAACTATAGTAGCTGGAGATTTAGCAAGCAATGCTATAACTACAGTTAAAATAACAGACTCAAATGTTACAACAGCTAAGATAGCAGACAATGCTGTAACTATGGCTAAGTTAAACAGTGGTACATTACCAACAGATATAGCTGTATCTAGCTCCAACTTAGTTGATGGAACTATTGTTAACGCTGACATAGCATCTAACGCAAATATTGCTGGTACAAAACTAGAAAACTCTGGTGTAACTGCTGGTCAATATGGTTCTAGCTCTGCTATTCCTATTGTCACAGTTGACGCTCAGGGTCTAGTTACAGCAGCTTCAACGACTGCGATTGACAGCACAACTATTGCAAATGGTACATCAAACGTAGCAGTAGCAAACAACGGAAACATTACAGTAACAAGAGCTGGCTCAACTAAACTTGAGGTGCAAAGTAATACAGTAGCTATAACAGGAGACATGACAGCAAGTCAAGTCAACCTTAGTGATAAATTAGTAATTACTAGCGGCACTAACTGTAAGATTCAACTACAAGATAGTAACGATAACCCAGATTACGAAATACACAATGCTGATGGTGCTTTTAGAATTAAGGATACTACTAATAGTGCAACTAGAGTACAAGTAAATTCAGATGGTCACATTGATTTAAACGGCAACGTAGATGTTAGCTCTGGTCTTGATGTAACAGGAAACATTACAGTATCAGGCACAGTTGACGGTGTAGACGTAGCTGCTCTAAATACAACTGTTGGAAACTTAGGAATCTCTGGTGGTACTATAGCTAGCAGCACAACTGCAACAACACAGTCTGCATCCGACAACAGTACAAAAGTTGCAACAACAGCATTTGTAGGAACAGCAGTATCTAACTTAGTAGACTCATCTCCCGGTGCTCTTAATACTCTTAACGAGTTAGCAGCAGCTATAAACGATGATGCTAGTTTCTCTACAACTGTAAACAACAACATTGCTACCAAGATGCCTTTGTCTGGTGGTACGTTTACAGGAAATGTAACTACACAAAAAATTGTACCAGCAAACGATTCTCAATTTGACATTGGAGAAAATGGTACAAGATTTGCAAACGTATATGCTGACACTTACTATGGTAGTGGTGCACAACTAACTGGCATTGAAGCATTTGTGTCTGGTATGATATTATTATGGTCTGGTGCTCAAAACGCTATACCATCTGGATTTGTACTATGTAATGGTTCTAACAGCACACCTGACTTACGAGATAGATTTGTAGTTGGTGCTGGTAACTCTTACTCTGTAGGAGCTACTGGTGGTAGTAATACTGCAACTGACAACATAAGTATCTCTGGTTCAGATACCGTTTCTATATCAGGTACTGATACTGTTAGTATATCCGTATCTGGTAACGCAACAGGATTTACCGCAAAACCATCTAGTGGACAAGGTATTCATAGTAT